GCGAGGAGCAGGTTGAGGCTCATTCCGCGTTCACGAAGGCGACGGAGGCCATCAAGGCCGCCGAGCCGGGCGCGGACCTCGACAAGCTCCAGGCGGACTTCGACGCCGCCGAGGAGCGCTACAACAAGGCCCGCCTCGAGGTTGAGGCGGAAGAGCAGCGGCAGGCGTTCGCGCGCAAGCAGTTCGAGTTGCAGGAGCGCGCACGCGACGCCGAGAAGCACCTCGGCGACCACGCCGACGAGCAGTCGGTCAGTGTGTCGGTGAAGAGCGAGCCGCTCACGTACCGCAAGCACGGGCAGTTCTCGTTCTTCGCGGACGTCGCGAACCGCAGCACGGACACGGGTGCCAGCGAGCGCCTCGGCCGTCACCAGCGGGAGATGCAGGTCGAGAAGTTCGCGCTGAACAGCACGGACACGACCGGTGGGTATCTCGTGCCGCCGATCTGGCTGCAGGAGGAGTTCATCGCTGTTGCTCGCGCTGGCCGCGTCACCGCGGATCTGCTCGGGCCGCGCGACCTGCCGCCGAACACCGATACGATCAACATCCCGGCATGGTCGTCGGGTTCCTCGACGGCCGCTCAGTCAGATAACGCGAGCCTGTCGAACACCGACCCGGTCGACACGTCGGTGACGGGCGCGGTCGGCACGATCGCCGGTTACGTCGACGTGTCGCAGCAGCTGCTCGACCGTTCCGTCCCCGGCATCGACGAGGTGGTGTTCGCCGACCTGGCGAAGGACTACGCGCTGCGCCTCGACATCGCGGTGCTCAACTCGTCAACGACGAACAACAAGGGGCTGCTGCAGGTCTCGGGCATCAACTCGGTGACGTACACCGATGCGAGCCCGACGCTGCCGGAGCTCTACCCCAAGATCAGTTCGGCGATCAACAGCGTGCACACGGGTGTGTACATGCCGCCGAACGCGATCATCATGCATCCGCGGCGCTGGGCGTTCTGCCTGTCGCAGCTGGACAGCTCGAACCGTCCGCTGATCACCCCGATCGCGCCGCAGAACGCGGCCGGCGGGTTCGAGGGCGTCGTGTCGCAGGGACTCGTCGGCTCGATCCAGGGGCTGCCGGTGTACGTCGACCCGAACGTGCCGACGACCCTCGGCGCGGGCACGAACGAGGATCGCATCATCGTGGTGCGCACCGACGAGTGCTGGCTGTACGAGGATCAGTCCGGCCCGTACGTGATGACGTTCCCGGACGTCGGTTCGGGCACCCTGACGGTGCGGCTGCGCCTGCATAACTACTGGGCGCAGATCAACGCGCGTCGCCCGACGGCGATCAGCGTCATCTCGGGGACGGGCCTCACGGCGCCGACCTTCTAAGGGAGGCCCAACATGGCTAAGTTCGTTCTCAAGAACGCTGTGGTCACCATCAACTCGGTGGACCTCAGCGACCACATCTCCAGCGTCACCGTCGAAACGACGTTCGATGACGTCGATGTCACGTCGTTCGGTGACACGTACAAGGAGATCCTGCAGGGCATGGGCGACGCGACGATCACCTGCGATTTCTTCCAGGATTTCGCATCGGGCAAGGTTGACGCGACGCTCAACGGTCTCGCGACCAACGGAACCACGTTCCCGGTGACGGTCAAGCCGACGAACGCGGCGACGTCGACGACGAACCCGCAGTACAACATGACTGGTGTGCTGTTGACGTACAACCCGATCGCTGGTGCGGTCGGTGCGGCGTCAACGACGAGCGTCACCATCCGGAACGCTTCGCAGTCCGGACTGACGCGCCAGACCACCTGACGGCAAACGGGGGCGACACGCTTTGTGTCGCCCCCAGCCGTTTCCAGCAATTGGAGGGAACCCCGGGATGACCAAAGAACAGGTGCAGGAGCAGATCGCCGCGCTGATCCGCGAACGCGAACACTACGTGCGCTACGACTACCCGCAGGAGCGGATCGCCCAGGTCGACGAGCAGCTCGCGTTGCTCGGCGCGAAGGGCAAGGCGCCGTCGAAGCGCGCCACCACGTTGAAGCCGCCCGAGGGCACCGAGCTCTAGAAACGTGCCGTCCGCCCCTTACATCACGCTCAGCGAACTTGCGGAGTCATTGTCGCTGACCGAGTCATTCGCTGACGATGACATGACCCAGGCGATCCTCGCCGCGTCGGCGGAAGTCGACCGGCGTTGCGACCGCACTTTCGGGGTGGATGGGACACCTTCGACGCGGTACTACACGCCGGAGGCGTCGCTCATCGTGTTCATCGATGATCTGACGAACAGCACCACCCCGGTCGTGAGCGTGGACCTGGGGTTGGACGGGACGTTCTCGCAAACCCTCACGCTGTACACCGATTTCATGTTCGAGCCGTTGAACGCGACCGCGGACGGCGTTCCGTTCACGACGATCCGGGTGGATGCGCAGCGCTCATCCGCGTATTTCCCACTCGCGCCCCGGACGGTGCGTGTGACGGGAACGTTCGGCTGGCCGGCGGTGCCGCCCGGCGTGAAGGAAGCAACCGCGATTCTCGCCGCGAGGTTCATGAAGCGTGTTCGCGAAGCGCCGTTCGGTGTCGCAGGGTTCGGGATCGACGGTTCGGCGGTCCGCATCGGCCAGTACGACCCCGATGTCGACGCGCTGCTGGCGAAGTTCGTGCGCACGAATCACGCTTTCTGATGGCGAGCATCGCGAGTATTCGCGCGGGTCTCGCAGCCAACCTCGGCGCGATCGACGGACTGCAGGTCAGCGCGTACGCGCTTGCCAACCCGACGCCGCCGTGCGTCGAGATCGTTCCCGCGAGCGTGGATTACGACCAGGCGTTGCAGCGCGGCATGGACACCGTGCGCATGACGGTCCGCGTGTTCGTCGGGATGGCGCAGGACATCGGCGCGCAGAAACAACTCGACCAGTTCCTCGACGGTTCCGGCTCGGTGAGCATCAAGACGGTGATCGAAAGCGACCCGACCCTCGCCGGCGCTGTGTCCGACCTTCGCGTGGTGACCACCAGCGGCTATCGCGTGTACGGGGATTCGGGGCGGCTGCTCGGCGCTGAATGGGACGTGGAGATCATCACGTGAACACCGTTGATGTCGGCATCCGTGGTTTGCGTGACCTTGATCGGGCGCTCGGCCGCGTCGACAAGACGCTGCGCTCGAAATTGCGTTCCGAGCTCAAGCACGTCGCTGAGATCGTCGCTGTCGGGGCGCGCGCGAAAGCCGACAGCAAGGGGCTGCGGCGCTCCGGGGACCTTATCCGTGGGATTCAGCCTTACGCGCTGATGGGCCGCGCTGGCGTGCGCAGCAGCGCCATTCACCGGGGCTACAACTACCCGCGGCGTCTCGAGTACGAGGGCGGCAGCGGTCGCGACCCAGGGCCGCGCGCGACGCTGAACCCCGCGTTCGAGGAAGCAAAACCAGTCGTGCTCGCCGAAACCGAACGCATCATCGAGAAACTAGCTCAGGAATGGGGAGGAGCATAAATGAGCGAACTAGGAAGTTTCGTGTACGCGGGTGAACGCTACCCGCTGCCACGCCCAGACGATCTCACATTGGGCGAGGGCACCGAAGTGGAGCGCATGAGCGGCGAAGGACTGAACCGCACGTTCGTGTCGTTCGTCGAGGGTTCGGCGCACGCGACGCGCGCGCTGTTCGCGTTGGCTGTGCGCAAGTCGGGGAAAGAGATCACCGACGAGCGCCTCGACCAGTTGCGTATCGGCGCTCTGGACTTCGAATGGGATGAGAGCGTGACCGCGGAGGCTGAGGAAGACCCTTTGGCCGGCACCGCGGACGACGAGCCCGCCGCGAAGAAGAGCCGGGCCAAGACCCCCGCAGCTATTGGCATCCCATCCTCGGAGACGTCCTCGGACTGAGGCCCTGCGACATGAAGGACCTCACCTACGAGCAGCTCGAGGAGATCGCCGACTACCTGGACCAGCGTCGTGGCTAGCCGCAAACTCACCGTCGAGTTCATCGGGGATACCGCGAGCCTCGACCGCGCGCTGAAGAAAGTCAGCAAGCAGACACATGAAGCCGAACTGAGCTTCAAGTCGATGCACTCCACGCTCGGCAAGGTGGGGAAGGCTGCCCTCGCGGTCGGCGGGTTCTCGTCGCTGGCGTTCGGATTGAAGGACGTCACCGGCGAGGCGTTGAAGGCGCAGGCCGAGCAGAACAAGCTCGCGGACGCTGTGAAGGTCGGCGGGTTGTCGTGGGCGGCGCATCGCAAGCAGATCCAGGACTGGCTTGACAAGGCGTCGCTCGCGTCGGGGTTCATGAAGTCCGACCTGTCGGCGTCCTACGCGACGTTCATCCGGGCGACGGGTTCGCTCGCGAAGGCGCAGGAACTTTCGAACCTCGCGATGGACATGGCCCGCACGAAGGGCATGGACCTCGCCGGCGCGCAGTCGCTCGTCGCTCGCGCATACCTCGGGAACACGCGGGCGCTGAAAAGCCTCGGCATCAACTATGTCGCGACGACCGCGGCGCAGGACGCGCTGAAAGCATCGACGAAGCACGCGACCGCCGAGCAGAAAGCGCACGCAAAGGCGCTCGACGCGCAAGCGAACAGCCTGAGCGTCATCTCGCTGCTCGAGAAGAAGTTCGGCGGGCAATCCGAGGCGTACGCGAAGAGCACCGCCGGTTCGTTTGAGCGGGCGAAAGCCGCGATCACCTTGGCTGAGGAGGAGATCGGGCAGGCGTTGCTGCCGACGATGGCGAAGGGCGCGACGGCGGTCGCGAAGCTCGCGGAGCACTTCCGGGAGGATTGGCCGCAGATCCGCAAGGAGGTCCGGCCGGTCGCCCAGGACATCAAGGGCATCGTCGATGCGATCGGCGGGTTCGCGAAGAGCAACCCGGAGCTCGCCAAAACCGCGGTTGAGTTCGGGCTGATCGGCGGGGCGGCCGTGAAGATCGGCAAGCTGACCGGGGCCGGCAAACTGTTCGGTGGTCTCGGGAAAGGCTTGTTCAGCCGGGGCGCCACGCCGATGGCACCGTTGTACGTGCAACCGGTTGGGGCTGGGGCCGGCGCTATGGGCGGTGCTGGCGGCGCTGCGACGGGCGGACGGTTCGTCGGCATCGGGTCGAAAGCGGTCAATGCGCTCGGGCTTGGCGCGGTCGGGTATGCGGCAGGAACTGGTATCGCGGCGGCGACCGGCGCGAAGGGCGCAACTGGCGGCGTGATCAAGGGCGCCGCTACCGGTGCCGCGGCCGGGACCGCCATCGAACCCGGCATCGGCACGTTGATCGGCGGTGTGCTCGGCGCAGGACTCGGGGCTCAGATCAGCGGTGCGGAAAGCCTCGCGCAGAAACTCGCGCACGCGCGCGACCAGGCCAAGCGCCTCAAAGCCGAACTTGCGGACGCGAACAACGCCTGGGAGCGTCCGCTGTTGCAGCACCAGCTCGACGCGGTCAACCAGGTGCTCAAGCAGGACGGAGACGCCTCAGCGAAGTGGTCGACGAACCTCGCGCAGAACCTCGCGTACGTCAGCAAGCAGTGGGACTACTTCCCGAAGCATCCGAAGCAGTCGCTCGCCGGGATCAACAGCGTGATGAAAACGACGATGCAGGGCATCGTCGACACGATGGGCTCAAAGAGCCAGGAAGCCCAGATCGCGCTCGCGTCGAACTTCTCAAACGCTGTGGCGGCGATTCGCGCATCGATGAAAGCCGGTGTGGCGGGCACGAAGGCCGGGATGGCGGAGATCACCGCCCTCACCGAAAAGGAGTTCGCGTTCTTCGGGATCAGCAAGAAGGGCGCCGACCGGTATGTGCAGGGCCTCGACCCGCTGCGCGGCACACCGATCACGCGTGCTGGGGCGACAGGCGGCTGGATCGGCGCGCCAGGCACGGTTGGCCGTGACA